CTTAGCACTGTCCGGCGACGTGACACATGAATGCAGAATGGTACTTTTCCTCGGCGTGCCTGTCACCGAACATGATGCCGGCAAGCACGGCCGCCACGAGAATAGTCCCTACAACGAAGATCGATGGGTGTATTTTCATCCCGAAAGCCTACGCCACAACTCCAAGGCGAACAAGTAAGGGATTCCGATGTTAGGCTTTGGAGCCACCGGCCAGTTTGCCATCGGTCAGGTCAGTGCTTCCGCTGGCGCGGAACCGATTACGGTCGATAAGTGGTTCGACGCGCTATCAGAACCGGTTCGCTTCCTGCCCGGGCTCCGGCCGGGCCAGCAGCAGTTTGCGGCGCTCCCCGATCCATTCCCGTTCGTTTCGTTCGGCTGGTTCGAAGAGCTGTCGATCCCGGCGGTTCGCACCTTGCCCGGGCTCCGCCCGTCACAACAGCAGTTCTCCGCGTTCCATCCGGCGCCGTCGCCGTTCGTCGCAACCGGTTGGTTCGAGGCTCTGAGCGAACCGGTCCGGTTTCGACCGGGCCTTCGTCCATCGCAGCAGCAGTTTTTTGCGGCTGACACCACGGTCATCCCGACGTCGAAGCTGATCGAATGGTTCCAAGCTCTCTCCGAGCCGGTCCGCTTCCGGCTTGGCCTTGCTCCCCGATTGCAGCAGTTCCTCGCCGCGCCGTCGCGTCTGCTGCCAACCCCGAACGTCACCGGCACGCTTTCCGCGCTCGAAACCAAGGACGTCTTTCTGGCTGGGGCGGCGATCTTCAACCGGGTGATCTCCGGCGAGGTCGGCGTCATCGAGACGAGCTTCACCGGGGCCGAGATCGGCGTGGTCGAAAAGGCGGCGTCCGCTGGCACCTCTGGCGTCATTGAGAGCGCCGTCGCGCCGGCCACGGGCACGGCGGTCCCGGCCATCACCTCGGCTCACGTTTCCATCCGCATCATTTGAGTTGCCGCTCATTTGTTGGTATGGTCGGGTTATGCCGATCGGCCGAGTGGTGGTCTCATGAGAATCGCAAGAGATTTGGAAAGCGGTCTTACGCTGGACCGACTTCATCACCTTCTCGACTACAATCCGGAAACCGGCGAATTTACCCGCCGCGTTACTGCTGGTGGCAAACCTGTAGGTTCGCGAGCTGGGTCTCTGAATGACAAGGGGTACGTCAAGCTACGCATCGACGGTCATGTCCATGCTGCCCATCGCCTTGCGTGGTTTATCTCAACCGGCAAGTGGCCTCGATTTGAGGTCGATCACGTCGATGGTGTTCGGTCCGATAACCGGTTTTCGAAATTAAGAGAGGCCGATCCGACGCAGCAAGCGCGGAACGTTCGGGTCTACAAGAACAACACCTCGGGTCATAAGGGCGTCTCTTGGGACAAGGAATATTCCAAGTGGGCCGCACGCATCAGAATCAACAAACGACTGACGCTGATCGGGAGATATGGCGAGCTTGCGGACGCTTGCGAGGCATACCGTTTGAGAGCTTCGGTTGAGTTCGGTGAATTTGTGAGGGCGGCGTAGATGCCCTTCAACGTCACAGTCGGATCGACGGTGGAATTTTTGGTCGAGTTCTTCGACAGTAACAACATTCTGACCGTGCCGACATCAGCGACGTTGACGGTGACCTATCCGCCGTCGTCGAACAGCATCACCACGGTATCCTGCAGCGTCGCCATGTCGGCGGCTGGCAGCTTCTTTACCGCGAACTGGGGCTCTGGCGTCGCAGCCCTTGGGCTCTCCAGCTACTCGGTTGCAGCGCCGGGTCAGGCGACCCCGACCACGGGCACGCTGAGGCTGATGACATGACCAACATGTTCAACCCCGTCGTTGTCACCAGCAACGCCTATAACTTCTCGCCGACCGGCGGCGAGTTCATTCTCAATGCGTTCGATCGGATTCAGATCAGGCCGACCGAGATCGAGCAGACGCAGATGCAGCGCGCGGTCATGGAGCTGAACCTCGCGCTGGTTCGCTTCAATACGATGCCTGGTCAAAACCTCTGGACCATCGACCTGCAGTCGATCCCGCTGGTTTCTGGTTCGGCGACCTATTCGGTGCCGGCCGAAACCCGGATGATTCTGTCGGCCTTTATCCGCTATTCGACCAACCCGCAGCTCGATCGCTACATGTTTCCGATCAGCCGCGACGAATATGCGGCGATCTCGACCAAGACCACGGCAGGTTTCCCGTCGCAATACTGGTTTGACCGTCTGCGCTCGCCGACGGTGACGTTCTACCTCGTGCCGAACGGCGCGTTTCCTTACGACTTCTTCTATTACCGCGCGCGCCAGATTCAGGACGCCACCATCGTTGGCGGCCAGAATTTGGAACTGCCGACGCGATTCTTCGACGCGATCACCGCCGATCTCGCGCATCGGCTCGCACGCATCTATCGCCCGGAGCTGGAGGCAACGCGAAAAGTCGATCGCGACGAGGCGTGGTCGGTCGCGTCGACCGAGGATACCGAATGGACGCCGATGTACGTATCGCCGATGCTCGGCGGATACTGGAGGCGCTGAGATGCGACCGCATGGCAATGCCAGTATCAGTGCCCGCTCGCCGCGCGCGCTCGGCGTGTGCCAGCGCTGTCAATTCATTTACAACCTGGACGAGCTACAGTGGCAGTGGGACTGGAAAGGTGGACCACGGCTGTTCAATCTGCGCATCAAGGTCTGCCGGACCTGCCTCGATGTGCCGCAGGAAAACGGCAGAACGATCGTGCTGCCGCCTGATCCGGTCCCCGTCGCCTATCCTCTCCCCGAAGACTATGTCGGCGCCGATAATCCGCTCTCGACACTTGGGTTCAACGTCGCCGACAATTTTCTTCCCCAGCCGCCGCAAAGTCTTGGCGGCAACATCGGCAACATGACCTTGAATGGCGGCGTCGATGCTGCGTTCAACGGGAATGCCAACAAGCGCGCCGAGATGTGTGCGGCGCTCTCGATCTCGAACTCCAGCTTCCAGAACACCGTCGGCAAGAACTGGTCGGCCGATCCCAGCGGCACGTCGCTCACGCTGCCGTCGACCGTGCCGGCGCTGACCCATGTCGTCTCGTCGTTCACGCTGACGGCGCCGAATGACCGAAAATTTCTCAATTCTGCGACTGGCATTACCGGATTTCATCTCGACGGCAGCGCCAACGGCGCGACATGGACCACGCTTTACGCAAGTTCAACGGTCGGCACCGTCGGCGAGATCATCACCGCGAATACGACCTCCGGCGCTGCATTCCAATATCACCGGATCGCAATCCAGGGCGATGGCGTCTCGGCCGTCTCCATTGCGCAGGCGACCTTCAATGTTTCCGACGGCGCACCGAACGATATCTGAGGAAAACGCATGGCGCTGACTTTTAACTCCTTTGTCTCCGAGATCGCGACCTTGACCGTGATCTCCTCGACCGTGCTCGTATCCGGCGACAGCAATTTTGCCGGCATCATGGCCGGCATCATCGACTACGCCGAGGGACGGCTATGGCGCGAGTTGGATCTGCCGGTGGTCAGCGTGGTCGATACCTCCATCACCTGTTCGTCCGGCGTGAACCTGGTGGCGCTGTCCTCGGCGCAGGGCGAGCCGCTGGTGATCCAGGCGCTCAATCTATTGACGCCAGCCGGTGCGACTTCGTCCAATGCGACGCGGGTGCCGTTGGTGCCGTCGTCGCGATCGGTGATCGACGCGATCTATCCTTCGGCGGCATCGTCGAACTGCGGGCAACCGGAATTTTTCTACCGGATCAATAATAACCAAGTGCTGCTAGGTCCGGCACCGGATCAGGCCTATGGCACCGAATTGACCGTCACGATCCGCCCGGCGCCGCTCTCCGCATCGAACTCCTCGACTTGGCTCACGCAGAACCTGCCGGAGCTGATGATCGCTGCCGGCATGATCTTCGCGTCTGGCTACATGCGCAATTTCGGTGCGCAGGCCGACGATCCAAAAATGGCCGCCAGTTGGGAGGGGCAATACGCCAACCTGATGAAGTCCGCCAATGTCGATGCGATGAGGATGCAGTTCGAAAGCCAGGGCTGGACCAGTCAGAGCCCGGCACCGCTGCCATCTCCGCCGAGGAGCTAGCGAATGCCCTGGGGCGCGGTTCAGCTCAAGCCTGGCGTCGACACGCAACTGACCCTCGCGGCCAATTCGGCTGGCGTGTCGCAAACGCAGCTCATGCGTTACAAGGAGCAGTTGCTCCAGACCGTCGGCGGCTGGGCAAATTTTATCAACATCACCATCGCATCGACGGTGCGCGATCTGCATCCGTGGCAGGACATCAACGGCGTCAAACACCTTGGCGTCGCAGCCACCGGCAACCTCGGGGTCATCACCGCAGGCTCGTATCAGGACATCACCCCCCAGACCAACACCACCAATCCACCGCCGAACTTTTCGATCTCATCCGGATCGAAGGTCGTCACCGTGGTCGATGGTGGCTCCTCGGCAAGCGTCTTCAACACCGTATTCTTCAATACGCCGATCGCGATCGGCAATCTGTTGTTCAACGGCGCATACCCGATCGCTACGGTCACGGGCTCCTCAATTTACACATTTCTGTCGAGCGTTGCGGCATCGACCACGATCGCGTCGAGCGGTAAACTCCCGGTGTTCTCGACCTCGTCGGGATCAGCGACTGTGACGGTAACGCTGTCGAACAACGGGTTCCAGTCGATCGTCGGCCTATTCCAGCAGTTCATTGCGCCAACCACGGTCGGATCGAGCCTTGGGCTCGTGGTGCAGGGCAAATACCAGATTGCCTCGGTCGTCGATTCCACGAACTTCACCATTACGGCGGTAACGCAGGCGTCGACCACGGCAACGGCGACGATGAACGGCGGCAATGCGCAGCTCGTCTATTATATTACGCTGGGACCAACCCCGGCCGGTAGCGGCTTTGGTGCGGGTGGCTTTGGCTCCGGTGGCTTTGGGACCGGTACAGCGTCGGCCGGCGTCGCCGGGACGCCGATCACCACGACCGACTGGACCACCGACAACTGGGGCGAGATTTACATGGCTTGCCCGGCGAACGGGCCGATCTATGTGTGGGCACCGGATTTCGGGTTTCAGAACGCACAGGTCATCAACCAGGCGCCGTTCTTCAATGGTGGCATCTACATTTCGATGCCGCAGCAGATTCTGGTGGCATGGGGTAGCGTGCAGGCGACCGGTGTCCAAGACCCGCTTCTGATCCGTTGGTGCAACGCCACCGACTACACCAACTGGGCCGTCAACAGCCAGACCACAGCGGGATCGTTTCGGCTCTCGACGGGCTCAATCATTGTAGGCGGGATTCAGTGCCCGCAATTCGCGCTGATCTCGACCGACGTCGATGTCTATACGCAGACCTATGTCGGTGGCACCGTCATCTTCAATCATACCCAGGTCGGCAGAGGTTGCGGCTGGATTGGTTCGCATGCCTGCGGCATTCTCTCCGGCAACCCGTTTTGGATGAGCGTCAATAATTTTTTCACGCTCGGCGCCAACGGCGTCACGCCGCTGCCCTGTCCGGTCTGGGATCAGGTGTTTCAGAACCTGTCAGCCTCCAACCAGAGTAAATCGCGCGTTGCGGTCAATTCCGCCTTTAGCGAGGTGGCGTGGTTCTATCCGTCCGCGAATTCGACCGGCGAGAACGATTCGTATGTCAAGGCTCACATCGAGGGCAGCGAGTATGAGTGGGATTTTGGGACGCTGTCGCGCACGGCGTGGACCGACGTCTCGATCCTCGGCATGCCGATTGGCGTCGACAACTTTGGCCAGGTTGTTCAGCATGAGACCGGCACCTCGATCACGGGCGCTGGCTTGCCGAGTTTCCAGACCGGCTATTGGACCATTGCCGAGGGCCAGGACATTCCCTTCGTGGACATGGTGATCCCCGACTTCATCTTCGGATTACGCAGCGGAAGCCCTAACGCATCGATCAATATCACCTTCTTCGGCGTCGATTATCCCGGCGGTCCGCAGACCACCTACGGGCCTTATCTTGTGACGAGCACGACCCAATTCATCAACACCCGCATCCGCAACAAGCTGCTGTCTGCTTTCATCCAGAGCAACGCGTCGAGCGAGTTCTGGCGCATCGGCCGCGTCCGGTTTCGATTCGGCCAGTCAGGCAGGAGATAGCGATGGCATTTGGTCTCGGCGATATCTTGCAGACGCTGCAACAGGGCGTGCAGGGCATCAATGCGCTCACGACGCAAATCAAGAATACGTTCCCGCAGGCGACGACATCATCGACGGCGGCGCCCGCGACGGTCGGTACCATCACATTCACGTCGTCGCAGGCAACCGGTTTTCTGCTGGTGGCGCTGTCTTCCGGCGTGACCGTAAAATTTCCCTACTACCCGCAATAGGTGAATTATGGCCAGTACCTTCAGCCCAAACCTTAATCTCGAACTTGTCGGCCGTGGCGACCAAATCGGCGTTTGGGATACGCCAGAAAATTCCGACTGGAGCATCCTGGATTCGGCGGTTGGCGCCATCGCGACCATCAGTCTCAACAACGCCAATGTGGTGCTATCGAACGCGCAGTTCCGCAGCAAGACGATCACGTTCAACTCGACGTTGACCGGCAGCGTGACGATTTTCTTCCCATCGAGCTTCACCAAAAGTTACGAGATTCAAAATTTGTGCACGGGGTCGAGTGCATTTACAGTCACATTGACGGCGCCTACGTCGCAGTCTGGGACCTTCATTTCCTGTCCTCCGGGGGAAATCATCGATGTTGTCAATGATGGTATCAACATCAAGTTCAAGAACCTTGGCCGCGTCGGAACGCTTTGGGACTACGGCGGTTCCTCCGTTCCAAACTGGGTTTCCCAATGTGGGACCAATAATATTGGTTTAGCTCCACTGCCATATTTGAACTGCGACGGCACCGCATTCTCTTCGGCTATCTATCCCGCCCTCACAGTTACTCTGGGCGGCACCACGCTGCCTGACATTCGCGGCACCCAGCGATATGCGCTCAACCAGGGCACTGGGCGCCTGACAACAGCGAGCGGCGGTCTCGACGGCAACACCAATCTTTCGCTCAAGACGACACAGGTCACGATCGGAACATCGAACCTGCCGGCCTATACGCCGGCTGGCACTATTGCGAATGGTGCTATCACGATGGCACCTACCAGTGTCTTGGCTAACGTCGGTGGTAACCTTTGTCCTGGCGGAGGCAGCATCGGAGCCGGTCAGGCCAATACAGCGTCACAAGCCGTGTCTACTTTCACGGGTACCGCGCAGGGCGGCGTCAGCAACGTCCTTCCCGTCGGCACCGCCACCGTGGTCGGCATTACCATGATCCGTGCTGGATAGGGCAGTCGGTGAGCAGGCTATCAACCGATCCCGCAATGCAGGTTTGTCGGTTCGCTCCGATATAGAAGGAGGCCGCGACGGCGAGAAGGACGATCACAATCCAGGCACGCATAGCAAGTCTCCTCCCAATTGAACATCCAAAGAATTGAGCGTATGTTCAAAGGATGCCGCTGGATCACAGCAAATCTCCCGGCGCCTTCAAGGTAGAGACGTTGGCCTATGTCGCCGGTCTCTTTGACGGTGAAGGCTGCGTAAATTTTACCCGGTCCGGCCAGGCTAAAACCTTAGTCGTGAGGTCCATGATCCGCAATACCGATAATGGCATTGTTCAGTATCTGGAGGCGACATTTGGTGGCCGAATTGAGACTGCGGTCCATCGCGACCATCCTGACTGGAAACCAAGCTTTTGTTGGCGTCTGGACGGTGCTGCCGCCGTCGAGTTTCTCAACCTGATCGCGCCATGGGCCCGGATCAAACAAGAACAAATCTTTCTTGCCAGCCTCTATGACGCGGTCCGCAACAGGGACACGGCTCGTCCCGATCAAGCTTACCGCGAGATGTTGGCGCTGCTGGAGCGTCAATTGAAGTGGCTCAATCGGAAGGGACAACGAAAGGAAGCCGACATCGAGCCCATAGCAGCATGTTTGGCGACGCTAGCTGTACCGGTCGAGCAAATCCTTTCGGAGGCTGGCTATGCCGCTCATTAAATCCGGTAGTCGCGCTGCGGTATCGCAGAATATCTCGGAGATGGTGCACGCCGGGCATCCGCAGAATCAAGCAATAGCGGCAGCGCTCTCAAATGCGAGAAAGTACGGCGCAAAAATGGCCTCCGGCGGCTTTACGCCGCCGATGGGCGAGCACTTTGCGGCGCGGCAGGCGTTTCACGAAGGGTTTTTGCACTCTTCGGTCCCGGGCCGGACCGACAAGCTTCCGATCTCGGTCTCCGGCGGTGCCTATGTGCTGCCGGCTGACCATGTCGCGGCGCTGGGGCAGGGCAATTCCATTGCGGGCGCTGACCACGTCAACAAGATGTTCAAGATGGGTCCCTACGGCCAGCAGCTCGGCGGACTCCATTCCGCGCGAGCACCGTCGGCGCATCTCAATCTTACGCCGAAAGCCCATAAGTTTGCCCGAGGTGGTCATGGCAAGCCAACGCCGATTGTTGCGGCCGGCGGCGAGATCGTCATTCCGCCGGAAAAGATCATGGCGAAATACGGCAACCTCGATAAGGGCCACAAGGCGCTCGACAAGTGGGTCGTCAACACCCGCAAGAAGCACGTCAAGACGCTGCGCGGCCTGAAGCCGCCCCGGAAGGATTGAGCGATGTCGTGTCCCTCAATCGTTCGCGTTGCGAAGCCGGCAGATCATACCGAAATCTGGCGGCTGTTTCTGCAAGGTCACCGCGAGAACGGCCAGTTCAACCTCGCGCCTGAAAAGGTCGAATATTTTCTGTCGCGCGCGCTATTCCCGGAATCGATCCCGGCTTGGGATACCGGGCCGCGCGGTGCGATCGGTGTGATCGGCGACATCGGCGCCCTGGAGGCTTTGGTGTTTGTCACCATCGGCACATATTGGTATTCGCATGATCGGCACCTCGAAGAATTCATCGTCTTCGTCGATCCGGAATGCCGGCGTTCCGCACATGCGCGCGCGCTGGTCTCCTGGATGAAAGCGCAGAGCGACGTGACCGGCCTGCCGTTGGTCACCGGCATCATTTCAAACCACCGCACCGAAGCAAAAGTCCATTTGTACGAGCGGATGCTGCCGCGCGTCGGTGCGTTCTTTCTCTATGGCGCCAAGGGAGCGACGAGCGCGTCAAGCGCGGCGTTCGCGTGAGATAAACGATGGGCAGCAAGGGTTCTAATACCACCACCACGCAGCAGCAGCAGACCTATAATCCGACTGGTGCTCCGCAGATTCAGAGCGCGCTGGCGCAGGGGCAGGCGGCTGCACAACTGCCGTTCAATATTCCGCAGGCTCCGGTCGCCGGATTTTCGCAGGATCAGCAGAACGCCTTCCAGAACGTCAATAATGCGCAGGGCATGGCGCAGCCGTACATCAATCAGGCGCAGCAGGATTTCTCGCCGCAGGGTGCGCAAAATTTTCTGAATCCCTACGCATCGAATGTAATGGCGCAGATGCAGAACATTTTTGGCCAGCAGCAGCAGCAGGCCACCGGGCAATTGACGCAAGCGGCGGGCGGCGTCGGCGCCGATCGCATCGCGGTCGGTCAGGGCGAGCTTGCAAACCAGCAAGGCCTCGCCGCAGGTCAAACGATGTCCGGCCTCTACAACAACGCCGTGCAGCAGGCTCAAGGTGCCGGCTACGGCACCGCCGCGCTCGGCTCACAGGCGCAGAATGCCGCGCTGCAGGGCGCGCAGGCGCAGCTCGGCACCGGGGGCTTGCAGCAGCAGCTCTCGCAAGCGCAAATGAACTCGCCCTATCAATGGCAGCTCGCGCAGGCGGCGTTCCCGTATCAGCAGGCGCAGTTCAATGCCGGCATCACCGGGGCGCTGGCGCCGGGACTCGGTGGTACCACCTCGGGCACCGGAAGCACGACAGGCCCGGCACCGAGCATGCTCAGCCAGATTCTCGGGCTCGGCACGGCTGCGGCTGGTGTGGCGGGTGGCACAGGTATGTTCGGCAGCGGCAGCGGCAGCGGTGGCAAGGGTGCGAATCCGTCCGCTGCTGGCACGCCCGGCAGTCCGTATTATGGTCCGGTCAATAGCGGCGGTTACGCTCGTGGCGGCGACGTCGGCTACGACGAAGGCGGCTCGACCAATCCATACGGCCTGCCGTCCGGCTTCAATGACAAGCCGATCAATGTCGATCAGGAGTCGATCGTCCCGAAGGAAGCGCTTACGCCGATCCGGCCGAACATCCCGCAGCTCAACCTCAATCCGCCGGCCGCATCAGGTGGCGGCGGAGGCGGTAGTGCTGTCGGAGATGTCGCCAAAATTGCCCAAATGGCGATGATGTTCGCGAAGCGTGGCGGGCGGGTCGGCTATGCCGAGGGCGGCGAGGTAGCCTCGTCTCCGGAAGATTTCATGAGGGACCTGCGCCGCTCGCCGACAGGGTCGGCCCGCATTGATCCAGAATATCCGCCGATGAAGGAATTTCTGAAAGCGCTACCGCCTGATGTCGAACGTGGTGATGAAGGCGGCCCGGTAATTCGACTTCGGAAAAATAAAGCGAGCGATTTGATCTCGAACCGGGGCGGCGCAGTTAACCCCTACGCATTCGCCGCTGGCGGCGACACCGACGTCATCAATCCTGATGAACCGTACCGGATGGCGGACCAGCCGTCGGTTAACGCATGGCGCAGCGGCGCCGACGAGGCGATGAAGTTTGCGCCGACTGGCGGCACCCGCTCCGGCAACGATAAACCGTCGCCACTTGATACCGCGCAATGGCCTTCCGGCCCTATCGGTGGGCCTTCGGATGCCGGCGCTGCTGTGAGTGCCTTTGCGCCCGGTAACGCATCCGCGCCCGGTGCTAACCCGCCAGAAGTACCTCCGCCGCAAACCGGCTCAAAGCGCGACCATGACCGTTTTATCGACAGTCCATGGGCTGCGCTGATGGCGGCGGGCCTTGGCATCGCCGGGGGCACCTCGCCGTTTGCCGGGGTCAATATCGGGCAGGGCGGCTTGCAGGGCCTGAAGACGCTACAGGAGCAGCGCGGCTCGGCGCAGAAGGACGAGACGATCGACCAGGCGGCGAAGCGTCTGGAGCTTGAGGCAAAGCATCATGAGGATCAGTATAGCCGGATGACGCCGGGCCAGAAGGAAACGCTGGCGCTGCACAAGAGTCAGATGGCGCTCAACGAGAACAAGCCGATCAAAGTCGGCATTGATGCGATGGGCCATGACATCCTCGGCATCCGCGACAAGGACACTGGTGCCTACGTCGACCCGATCACGCGCAAGCCGGTGCAGGACCCGAATGCTAGGCCGCCGAGCTACAACATCCCGCAGGGGGGCAAGGAAGATGATGCCGCACTGCCGCCGCATGCGCAATTGACGGAAGGCGTCGATATTCCGGAGGGCGTCGATAAGACAGTACTGGCGCGGATATCACCTGATGTCGCGAAAACAGTTCGCGCGATCGACGAGGGACGCGCCAACCTGTCGTCAATCCCGATGAAGGATCGCGCAGCGTATCTCAAACTGGTGAATGAGTACGACCCGGCATGGGACCAGAATCTCTACAGCCTGCGCAAGCGGCAGAACGACGACATGTCGACGCAGGGCAACGCTGGCAAGATGATCCTCGCGGTCAACCAGCTCTTGCCGCATCTGAAGAAGGCTAGCGACGATGCCGAGAAGCTGAACAATACCGGCTATCCGGCCGCGAATACCATCAAGAACTGGTGGTTGACCCAGACCGGCGATCCGCGCGTGAAGCAGTTCGAGCAGGTCCGCGAGGTCGCCGCGATGGACGTTGCGCGTCTGTTGCGCGGCTCTGGCCAGATGGCGGAAAAGGACATCGATTTTTGGCGCCAGAGCTTCGCATCGGCCGATTCGCCGAAAACGATGCAGGGACTGATCGGCCAGCTCGCCGACGACCTGATGGGCGCGCGCATTGGCTCGATCCAGCAGTCCTATCGCATGAATATGCGCAAGGAGCCCCCTGACTTCGTTTCCAAGGAAGCGAAGGAGGCTTTGGCTGGGATCAAGACGCGACAACAGCCCGCGCAGCCGCAAGCGGTGCCTGCTGCGGGAGCGCCAGTTCCGGCGGCCGGTGGCGCTGCGCCAGCCAAGCCACCCACCGTCGTTCAGAACGGCCACACCTACACGCTGCAGCCTGACGGGAGCTATAAGTGACGGATGACGTCAAACCAGCATTCGATCCGACACAGCCCTTCCAGCCGGCTGATAGCAAACCCGCGTTTGATCCGGCGCAACCCTTCCAGCCGGCGCCGCAAGCTGCGGCCGGGCCGCAGCCATCAAGCCTTGTTGAAGGCGTAAAAGGCCTGGCGCGCGGCGCCGCCGGGTTTGCCGGCGACATGGGCGAGGCGGTTATGGGGCCGTTCGGACCGTCGCATCATGCCGGCAACCTTATGGCTGATCTGGGTTTTGGCCAAAAGCCAGCGCCAACGCCGGGCTACGGCCAGCAAATCGCGCACGCGACCGGCATCGAGAAGAGTCCGGATGCCAGCACGGCGGGTGACTACGCCGGAACGGTCGGCGAATTCCTCGGCAATCCCTCGACCTATTTCGGGCCTGGCGGTTGGTTGCGGAAGATGATTATGGGCACCGCAGGCGGCGTTGGTTCTGAAGGGGCGGGCCAGCTTGCGCATGCCAACGCGCCCGCGCTTGAACCGGCGGCCCGCACCGTCGGTGCGCTCGCGGCCGGTCCGGTGGCGGCGCGGGTTCTGAAACCGCAGCTTGCGCCAGCGCAGCAGATGCTGGCCGATCGCGGCGTCACCCAGATGACGCCGGGCCAGCTCACAGGCGGCTTCCTGAAGGATGCTGAAGACAAGCTGACCAGTCTTCCGATCCTCGGCAATTTCATCCAGAACTCGCGCGGTCGCTCGATCGAGTCGTTCAATAGGTCGGTCGCCAATCAGGCGCTGGAGCCGATCGGAGAGACGGTGCCGAAAAACATCAAGGCAGGTCACGATCTCGTCGACCACGTCGAGAACAAACTCAGTGATGCCTACGATGCGCTGAAGCCCAAACTGACTTTCATGCCGGATCGGCAGTTCGCGCTTGATCTATCGAATGTTCGTGGCGACATGAATCTTGCGGCGCAACCGCAGATCGACCAGTTCGAGCGCATCATTAATAACAAGCTTGGCCCTAACCGCTGGGACAGGACTTTCACGCCGCCAGGCAGCGGTCCGATTCGTGCGATGTCTGGCGAGCAATTCAAAAAAATTGAAAGCGAATTTACCAAGCTGGCAAAGGATTACAGCTCTTCGGCGGATGCATCACAGCGCACACTCGGCACTGGGCTCAGTGACCTCGTCAGATCGATGCGCCAGAACCTGGAGCGAAGCAATCCGCAGCATGCGCAGGAACTCGCGGACATCAATCGCGGTTATGCCATGTTTGTCCGAATGCAGGGAGCGGCCGGCAATCGGAGAACAAGCGCGGGTGTATTCACACCGAGCGACCTATTGGCTGCGGTCAAACGCGGAGATTCGTCGGTCCGCAAGGGATCATTTGCGCGTGGCGATGCCCTGATGCAGGACTATGCTGATGCCGGCCAGAAGGTATTACCAAGCAAAGTGCCAGATAGCGGCACCCCGGGACGGGCGATGACCAGTCTGATCGCAAGCGGCGGGCTCGGCTATCTCAGCCCAAAAGTCCTGGCCGGCGTCGGAGCGGCATCGCTGCCGTATACCCGCCCGAGCATGGCGCTGCTGAACCGCTATGTCCGGCCGACTACCGGCGTGCGCGCCGACTATTCCAACGTCGGGCGCGGCATGGGAACGGTGCGCCCATTCCTGCAATCTTCGCCATACGGCGACGGGCAGCAAGGCCCGTATTCGCAATAGCGGCGTGACTTTGTCCAAACTTTGAACTATAGCTCAATTGTTCAAAGTGAGGGCGGCATGAAAACCTCAGCCGACGGTCGTTCGTTCATTGAGGCCTTCGAAGGCAAGTTTCTGCACACCTATGACGACGGCACGGGTGTCCTGACGATCGGTTATGGCCACACCAGCGCCGCCGGTCCTCCGGCCGTATTCCGGGGGCAAACAATCACTGACGCCGAATGCGACTCCATCCTCGCGAACGATTTCGCCGCAGTCGAGCGCAATGTAGACCGTCTGATCACGGTCCCGATGACGCAAAATCAGTTCGATGCTCTGGTGTCATTCGATTTCAATACCGGCGATCTCGGCAAATCATCCATCTCAACAAAGATTAACGCCGGCAATTCTGCCGCAGCGATGAGCACGCTGCTGATGTATGACCATGCTGGCGGTCGGCAGATGGATGGCCTGACGCGGCGCCGCCAGGCCGAGCGACTGATGTTCAATGGCCTGGTGCAGCAAGCGCTCAGATTGGCTGGCGCGCATGCCGCCACTTCAACCATACCAATGCCGCAGGCCCCGAGCCGTCCGCCCGTTGTCGTTCCGGCACCGCCTTCAATTACTCAGCCTGCCAAGGGCTCGATCGGTGCGGCGATTGCGAACCTTATTCTCCGCATCATGTCGATCTTCAAAAGGAAATAGCCATGTGGGAAAAGATCAAGGCGTGGTTTCAGCGCTCCGAGACAATCGCCTGGGCGCGACTCCAGATGTTCGTCGGCGCGGTCTGGACGGCGTTGTCGATGTCCGACCTGTCGCCCGTGCTCAATCCGAAATGGCTGACCTATTGGCTGATAGCCAGCGGCGCCATCACGGAATATCTGCGGCGGCGCGGCACCGTGAGCATCGCCGGCACGCTTGTTGAGAAATAGCGATGTGGATGGCGATCATCAGCTTTATCGGCGGTCCCGTCATCAAGGGACTGATCGATGCCTATAATCTGCATTTGCAGGCGCAGTCGGCGGATGCCGCGACCGCCGCCAACCTGGCCGGGAAGGAGATCGCGGCGCAGCAGCTTGAGATTCAGGCCAGCACCCAGCTCAAGATTGCCGAGATCGGTCATCCCTGGGAGCCGGAGAAACTGGCATTTTATATCGTGCTGCTGTTCTTCGCCAAATGCGTGATCTGGGACACGGTCTTCGGACTCGGCACCACCCCTCCGCTGAAGGGCGACGTCAGCATGTGGTCGGGGCTTGTAATGTCATTTTACTTCGGCAAGCGGACCTTTGAAAACGTGGCACGGATTATCAAGCGATGAACGAGGACTCTGTTGCTCGGGCGCTTGGTGAACTGCAGGGCACTGTTCGCAGCATGTCGGAGCAGTGGCGACGCCAGGATGAGAACGCCACTGTCGGCCGGCGGGCGCTATATGACCGGTTCGAGGGCGTCTCCCAGCAGGTGACCAAGATGTCGGTCAGCCTTGACGTCGTGACCCAAGACGTTGCGGAACTGAAGAACGATATCAATACCGATGTCATGCCGACCATCGATGCCGTTAGGATGGAGGCAGCGCGCCGGCTTGGCATGATATCGGCGGGTAAGATATTCTGGGCGTTCCTGGTTGGAGTTGCTGGCGCGGTGGGCTTTGCGGTGCACGAGATGCTGCAGTATATTACCAAGCGTTAAGCGGGGCGGGGCACGGTGAGTGAATCTGAACTGGCAAACTTCATCGCGGCGATTGCCTCGCTGATCGCGGCGCTGGCTTCTGGGGTCGGCGTCCTCGTAAGTCTCATCAATCATCGCAAGATCGAAGAGGTTCATCAGGCGACCAACGGCATGAAGGCCGAACTGGTCAAGGTGACCGGCGAGGCGAAGTTTGCCGAGGGAGTCGTGCAAGGCGAGAAGAACATCAGATGATCGGCCCCGTAAAGCCGTTAACGTGTTTGCCTGTGTACCAGAATAGGGCACCTTGAACCCCGATAACGCCGCCGTCGCGGAGCTTGTCGCCGGCCCGCTTGAAGGCCCCACGAAACCGGTTGTCAGTGACATCGTTGTCTTCATGCGGTGCAATGAACCGCTCGCGCATCAGCGCGCGGACATGCCGGCTGTCGACCACCTTGACGATGCTCTTTGGTAGACCTGCCGGCGGCGGCTGACCGTGCTCCGTCAGTGAATCGAACAGCGCCCGCATGAACAGCATTTCTGTCGTCGTCGCATGGAAGCCGGTTGCGGTCCTCGGTGCGACGGCGATGCAGGGCTCGACGGCGCAGCTCGTTTCCGGATTGCCCCATTTGTTGCGGCCGACCTGGATGATGGGAAGGGTGAACTCCCAGGAGATTCCCGACTTGCCTTCGCGCTGCTTCCGCACCGTGGCGCGATGGATGGTCTTGCCGAGATCGGTGCGCCGGTCGCCGACGGTTTCGAATTCGATCGTGGTCTCGATATCGGCGGTGATGGAACTGTGCCCGCGAGGTCCATTGCCATTTTTTGGACGATGGTGAACGACACATACCGCCGCTGCAAACTTCTCCTGCAGCATCAATAGCCGCTTGCGCACCAGCGCCTGATCCTTACCGGAAATCTCGTCCATGCCTTGCGTGATCGCAGACATGGTGTCGATGACGATCAGCACCAGCGGCAGATCATAGCTGCGACGGATCGCGGTGATCTCATCGATCAGCAGATTGGCATCGACGTCGTCCTGGAAGAAGTTTGGTCGCTTGGTCAAGAGGACGAACGGCAGCGGCTCCGATGGCTCCAAGCCGTGCTGGATCGCGTAGGCTACCTTGCGTTTGGCAAAGCCCTTGCCGGCCTCGGCGGCCACATAGATGACCAGGCCGTGCTCGACATTATGGCCGTTGAACTTGACGTTCCTGGCGACGCACATCGCCATGTCGAACATATCAAAGCTCTTGCCGGTGCCGGAATCGCCGAACGCCATGGAAATTTCGTTGAGCGGGATGACATCCTCGACGAGCCATGCATAGCAGGCGGCAGCGCCGGCGGTGCCGATGTCCTCCCAGCGCTGCGCGCCAAATTTCGAGACGAACGGCTTGCCTCGGTTGAAATCGACGTCATCGACGGTGCCGACGGCGCGGCGCTCGCTGACGATCTGCAGATGATCGGCGATCTCGGCGACGTCGTCTGCCAGGTCCGCCGCCGCACTCAGGCTGGCGACAAACGCGCCGGCTGACTTTTCGCCGCCGAGGCCGGCTACCAGCGTCGCCATGGTCAGTGGCGTATCGGTCTCGTAACTCCGGATCAGTATCTCATAGACGCGGCGATGCAGCGGATCGTGCAGATCGCTCGGCTTGAGGATGTCGATCGTCTCGGTGATCGCGCCAGGCCTATGCAGCAGATAGCCCAGCATGGCCTGCTCGGCGCGATGATCGGTAAGCTGCGCGCCTCCGGCATCGAACAGGTCGCCGACGGAATCGTCCTGTCGTTCGTCAAGGGCAAACATTTACTTTCAAAAATGCTCCAGCCGGTAGATCGCGCCATGCCCACCGGAAGAAACAATTCTCTGGTTTACCGCAGCAAGGCGTTTGTTTGTAGACATGATCTGAACGTAGACGGATGTGGCTGCGTAGAGCGGGCCGCCATCGGCCCGGTGGGCATAGACGCGATCGATCAATTCCGTGCCCAGGATGCCGTGCTTCGATCTGCGGACAATGTCCCAGATGCGAAATTGCAGCGGCGATAGATCGACCGGAGACTTCTCTTCAATCTTGCCAGCACCATTGCAGCACGGACAAATGACTATCCGCGCAGCCCTCGGGAGATGCCGCGCCCGAACAGCGGCGTCGGTGCCATCGCCAGTTTTGGTTCGATCAGCGCGCACATATAACTCCAGACAGCTAAAGCATCGGCCTCGTTATCATCTGCCACGTCCCAGCCATTGGCGCGGCATTGGCGCATCACCATCGGCTTCGCCTTGGCGCGCTTCGGGTTGCAGCCGATGAAGTGCTGGCGAACCGCGCGCGTCTCGGCTTTGCGGATGTCATAAATGCCTTTGAGATATGCGACGGCACCGATTACGGCGGGCAGGCCATAGAGAAGCGTCGTGGTGTTGGTGTTGCTTTTGCCACGCGAAAAACTCGTCGGCAGAGGGCTTTCCCATACGATGAGACCCGGCGCGTAAAACGTGATATTGTCGCCCATCCATCTTGCTGCTGCTGCGAATACCGCCTCATGGCTCGCGCCGGCATGGGCGAACCGAATGGAGCCATGTGCTGGACTCTCGCCAGGCTTTCCGCAGCACCACCCAGAAACGGATGCGAGATCGAGCGCCATGATCACCGGCATGTCGGCCATTGCGAGGGCAATTCAAACTTACGAAGCGTTGCGTTGAGGTGCGGTGAGTGGCGGAGCGGCGAGCCGAGTTGAGCCGCGACGCGCGTTGGTTGATTATCAGCCTGCGGCTGCAATTGCGGCCTTGCCAAGCGGCAGCGTCCCATAGTCGCCAAGCGCTTCAGTCAGCATTTCCAGTTCGCTGCGCTCATCGGCTTCGAGGTCCAGAGCAAGCCCCTCGATCTTCCGCTCCAGCTCGCGTTCCTTGACAATCAACTTCAACAATTTCTTGCTGATGCCTTGCTCAACCGCGCGATCATAGTCGTTGGACATATGCTCGCGGATGCGCCTGCACTGCAGCATGTATTTGCCGCGCTCGGAGGCCAGTTCGGTGTATCGATCTTCGATATTGCGAACGGCGGCCTGGACGTCTTCGCTCTCGGGGGTGTTGTTATTCGCCTGCTTGGCCATGGTTACGCGCTCCTCGCGCTGCTGTTGTTGGGGTTTCGTCGATAGATATCCGGACGGATCAGGCTGCGAGGTCGACCGATGGCGCGCTCGACATCACGGACCCGTTGCTGCGGCACGCGGACCCAAAGCCGCACGGCTCCAGGTGTGATCCCGCATTGCAAGGCAACCGCATTCCAGAGGGTTTTGCGGGCGATGTACCGCATTGTCGCGTCGCGTTCCTTGGTCAACGGACGACCGCGTTTGGCTTCTCCGTTCGATGCCATCTCAACCTTTCCTCATGATCGGGAGCGTCATGGCTATCGAAGCGCGATCGGCACCGTCAACATTCTTGAGGTGCGAGTTTCGAGAAAAACCGGCCGAATATCTTTTCCGATCAATGGCATCCAACTATTCGCGGGTGTGGATTTCGGTTTTGTTAGCGGCGTTACGTTTTCGGCCGTTACAAAGAAAGTTTTTCGGCTAACGGAAATGTCTGGCACGGGAAATGCTCTGTGCAGACTAAGTAATAGTAGAGCCACCGTAGAAAGGGTCGACAGGCCCATTTCTTTCTCTGGCTGCTTGCATACCCAGAAGATCGGCCTGTAACGGCGAAATAAACCCGGCTTCGCGCCGTTGCTAAATCAGAAAACTCAGCGACAAATAAATCCCATCACCAACGGGATCGTAGATGAGCGTCGTCAGCATCTGGGCAGACAAGCACCGCATCTTGAGAAGCATAAACGGCGAAAGGCCGGAAGTAATCGCTATGTGCAAAAACCATAGCGTTGCCGTGATGTTGGCAGGCGCGTGGGTCTCCCATATGCAGCAACAGCAACCGGGGCGGGAAGCGAGTTTCGTTATCCCGGGGAAATACGAAACAACAGTAGGTTCAACATGAGCGACCAGTCCATTGCCGCTATCGCCAGAGAACTTGCTTTGGCTCTGCTGCACCGCGCGCGAACGCGCGGACCTGACGATCAAAAAGCGGTTCTCTCGCTACAAACACAACTTGTCCAAGAATACTTGGCCGAGCCTATCAACGCCGCTGAAAAATAAATCGCCCAAGAGTCCAATTTTGCACTTTCAGCATTGCTGGCAATAGGCAACGGTGCGTTTCAGGTTTTGCACAGAAAGTTTGAGTACCGATAATGACTGCGTCCATCCGATGGGACGGCAGACCGATCACGGCTGACGGCTGGTATGATCGCGTCCCGCTCTCTACCTATCACTCATCCAAAATCACCGTCGGACCGTCGATCTCGTCGAGCGGGTTGCGGCTGCTTTGGTCCAAATCGCCGAAGCATTTTTATGCAAAATGGCCCGGGAATCCGAACCGCGACGAGCTTGCAGAGGAGGAAAGCCAGGCGTTTCTGCTCGGACGCGCCGCGCATCATCTCTTCCTCGGCGAAGACGACTTTTCGCTGCAGTTCATCGAACGGCCCGCGAAGATTGCCGGGCTCGACTGGCACGGCAACAGGACGGAATGCAAGGCGTTCGTGAAACAGCAGGCGCAGCTCGGTCGCACCGTGCTGACGCCGAACGACATCAAGATCATTCGGGGCATGGCACGGAGTCTCGCCGAGGAGCCGCTGGCGGTCGATCTGCTGCAGGGCGCGGTTGAGCAAACCCTGATCGCCCAAGACCCGGACACCGGCATCTGGCTTCGGGCGCGGCCGGACGTGATGCCGTCGTCGGACGGCATGTTCGCCGATCTGAAGACGACGCCGAGCGTGCTCGATATCGATCTGAAGCGGACGCTGCGGGACTACGGATATCATCAGCAAGGCGCCGTCATTTGGCAGGTATGCGAACTGCTCGGGCTGCCGTTCGACGGCTTTGTGCTCATTTTCATCGAAAAGAAATCGCCGTTCTGCACCCGCATTGTCGAGTTGACGGATGACGATCTCGGCCGTGGCCGGTTGCAGAACATTGCCATGATGCGGCGGCTGAAGAAGTGCATCGACAGCGGCGCTTGGCCCGGGCCTGGCAAGCACGATGCAGAGTTCTTCTCGATGCCGGCATCGGAACAGGAATTCATTGATCTGCGGCTGCGCGAACTGGAGGCGGCGTGATGGCTCAAGATAAGGAAGGCCTGCAAGTAAGAATTCCCCCCGAAATCATTAATCAAATCGACAACTGGCGACGGAAGCAGCCGGTTATGCCGGCTCGGGCCGCCGCTGTTCGCTACTTTCTCGAAAAGGGTATGAGCCTCGTTCAACAAGAGCCAAAGAAGGGTCGGAACTGATGGCGTTCGACGTCAATAAAATCGAAGAGCGGATCGACAAGATCGTCACGGGATCAATGGAGATCAATGCCGAGGCCGGCGGCCTTGTTCTCAAGACTTCGACCGAAGCAATGGAATTTGCAAAGATGATGGCGACCGCCACGGCGGCATTGCCGAAGTATTTACGCGGTAACCTCGGAGACGTGCTTTCCATCTTGATGCAGGCGAACGCATGGCGCATGGACCCCTACGCGGTTGCGAGGCAATCATACTTCGTTAACGACACTATCGCGTTCCAGTCGCAGCTTATACACGCTCTCGTCAACACGCGCGCTCCGATCAAGGGAAGACTAAAAATCTCTTTTGATGGCAATGGCGCGGAGCGCGTGTGCACCGTATGGGCGATCTGTCGAGAGGATGACGAGCGGGTAGAGTATGTCTCACCCGCATTTGGGGTGATCAACCCCAAGAACAGCCCGCTCTGGAAAAACGACCCAGATCAGCAATTGCTTTATTTTTCGGTGAGAGCGTTCGCCCGCCGGAACTTCCCCGAGGTTTTGCTTGGTGTTTATGCCGACGATGAGTTGCGCGATACGGAACCGATGAAGGATGTCACGCCGGATCGCGGCACTCTGACGGATCGCTTGAAGAAACAAAAACGAATTGCGTCATCGCGCGGGTTCGACGCCGCGCATGTCGAGCGCGAGACGCAAAAGGATGACCCGGCCGCGCTTACTCCCACGGCCGGGTCTGAGGCCGCGCCGTCCGAAACCCTCGCAGTGGCGGCGGACGGCGCGGTACCTCTCGAAGAGAAAGCGAGCTGATCATGGAATTTTTGGTTGGATTGATTGTCGGCGCAATTGTCAGCGGTACCGTCAGCGCCATCGTCGTCGGCACGATGATGGCCGCGAAGCGCGCCGACCGCGACTATGAGAGCGAGTTGAATGAGCCGCAAAGTCGAAGAGTGGATCGGCAAGGACGATGACGATCAGGTGCCGCCGAGGGTGCGGCTCCGGGTGTTCGACAGGTTCGGCGGCATCTGCTGCGAATGCACGACCAAGATCATCGCGCGCCGCTGGATATGCGATCACCGCCAGGCGCTGATCAACGGAGGACAGAACCGCGAAAACAATCTCGGCCCAATCCATGAGGACTGCGACAAGACCAAGACCGTCGCCGACGTTGCGGAGAAGTCGAAAAATGCTCGGGTGCGATCGAAGCATCTCGGGATCAAGAAACGAAAGGGACGCGCGTTCCCGGGATCACGGGACAGTCCCTTCAAAGCGAAAATAGGCGGCGGCTGGGAACGGCGATGACGAAGATCAAGCGGCATTTCTCGAAGAAGAAGATCAACGACGCCGAACTGAAGCGATTATGGCCGTCACGACTAACAGATGCCGAACTCGCGAAACGGCTTGGTCATCACCCTTGGGTCTTGCGCCGCCGCGTCGTCAAGCTCGGTCTGCCATCATCGCGGCGCGAACTATGGAGTCAATCATGAGAATCCTCACCGAACTGATCGGCGGCGTAGTCCTGCTGCTGGTGTTTTTCTACGGCGTCAATGAGACCATCAAGTTCTTTGAACAGAGGGAGAGACAGAATGACAATGTACAACCTACGCAACGACAGCCCGACCCCGATGATGCGCCCGGGGCGTAACCCGATTAGATTTTTTGCCACTATCGCGGGGGCGGTGGTCTTCGTGATTGCCGGGCTCACGGTGTTCTTTGGTAGTTGGTACACGGTTGACCAGACCGAGCGGGCTGTTCTGCTTCGCAACGGCGCTTTCGTCGAAGTGGTGCAGCCTGGTCTGCACTTCAAGCTGCCTTGGGCTGAGTCCGTCTACAAAATCGATATGCAGACCCATACCAAGACCTATGGCCAGGATGCTTCGAGCGGCAAGGACATCATGGAGGCGTACTCGGCTGATCAGCAGCCGGCGTTCCTGCGGGTTTCGGTCACGCTGCATATCGCACCGGATAAGGTCGCTGAGATGTATTCCAGGTTCGGCGGCGATTACGACGCGGCGCTTGGCCGGGTGATCTCGCCGCACGTCTATGAGCGGGTGAAGGTGGTATTCGGTCAGTACACGGCGGCCAAGGCGATCAGCGCCCGAGGCCAGCTCAACGCTGATGCATCGAACTCGATCACTCAATCGATCGCGTATGATCCGGTATTCATCATCGAGAGCGCACAGATCGAAAATATCTCGTTCTCGCCGGACTATATCCACTCGGTTGAGCAGCGGATGCAGGCTGAGGTCGAGGTGCAGCGCCAGCAACAGAATTATCAGCAGGAGAAGATCAAGGCCGACATCGCGGTGACGCAGGCGACGGGTCGAGCGAACAGTGTTCGCGCCGAAGCACAGGCCAGCGCGGATGCAACCGTCCTCCGTGGCAATGCTGAAGCTACCGCGATCAAGGCGAAGGCCGATGCTCTGGCGAGCAATTCCAACCTAATCGCGCTGACCCAGGCTGAACGCTGGAACGGGGCATTGCCAACTACGATGGTGCCGGGATCGGCGGTGCCGTTCATTTCGGTGAAATAATGACCCCAAGCCAGATCATCCGCGAGACCTGCTTGAAGCATGGCGTTGGTTCTACGGAAGTCACCAGCCAATGCCGCAGCGACCGTGTGGTCCGTGCTCGCATCGAGATTACGCATGAGCTTTCGGCTCGGGGCTACAGCCCGAGCCGGATTGGCATGATGCTGAACAAGGATCGCAGCACGGTCGTTTTCTACCTTGGGCGTACCAAGAAGGAGCCGAGCGTCAAGCTGCTTCCGCCGAAGGTCCGGGTCGTGAAACGCAAGCGCTATCTGATCCCTTATGCCGGCGCCTATTGGCCGGAATACGACTGGAAGGAGCGGCCATGCCGGAGCGGATGAGTTGCACCTACAGGATTTATCCATCCTGGTTCGGCGGCGAAAGTGGGAAGGCGATCACGGAGCTGGCGCACGGGTCGGCTGATCGGATGGGCCGGCGTGTGCTCGCCATTGATGTCATCCGGAATGATTCCGACTGGCGTGGCGAGTTCATCGATTTCCGGGTGACCTATACGTCGACTGTCGCGAACGACTGGATGCAGAGGAAGCCATGAACTGTCACGACATCATCAATGGAATGATCGGCATGTCCATCCTTACCGTTGTGATAGCGCCGCTAGCGTGGGCTCTGATGTTTTGGAGGAAGCCATGAGGAAATTGACATTGTACCCAACGGAGTCTCTGACGATGGATCATTCAGCAAATATCTTCAGGCTGGACGATGTCGAAAACGACATCGCGACCGAGCTGCGGCGAGCCCCGCCGCTACGCCAACAGCTTCCTGTCGACTACGCGCCGCCGGCCGTGCGCTCGCCGCTGGTGCCAATGCCGGATTACGTCGAGCATGCCGATGGCGTCAACGACGTCGGCAGGCTCTCCGCCGAGGCCATGGTCCGCGACTACGAAGCGGCGGCAAAAGAGGTCGAGGCGATGTTCGTCGAGCTGACCGATACCGCCAAGCGATGCGAGACCATGGTCGCCGCCGTGCTCAAGACCGCTGCCGAGGTCAAGGAAACAGCCACGTTCTTCCGCGAGGAAGGCAAGCGCGTCTTCGAAGAGATTCAGCGATGCTCGCTGATGAACGAACAGGTCCGAGAGACCTGCAACACCCTGAAGGCGAATATCGCCGGATCAAAGGACACCTATGACGCAGGATAAAAAAATCGCTGCCTTCTGCAGGGAACGGGATGAAATGCTGCTGGCGGCAGATGTTGATCGCTCGATAGCCTTCGGTCTCAAGCATAATCCACATGCACTGCCACCATCATCGCGGGAGGTTGCCGAAATTTCCATGCATAAAGCGATCACCGCAGTCAGAACGCTGCCGCTGGAACACCGCCGTAAGTCATATCGATGGCTGACCGAACGTGGGTACACCTCGCACGACGACGGGGAGTTGAAGGATAGCTGATGCCGGAGATCATGCCTCAAAAGCAGGCCGTAAGCCTTGGACTGAAGCACTACTTTACTGGCATCCAATGCAAGAGTGGCCATCTGGCCGCGAGGCGGACTTCCGATGGAAGCTGCTTAGAATGTAACAGGCTGCGTAATATAAAATACCGCTCTGTAAACGATGGTGCCCATCGGCGTGCGATCCCGATCACGATCGCTGCTGCGCTAGCTATTTGGGTGATGCTCGCTCGCCCGGCGCACTCGGCATCGTCTTGCATGAGCAAGAACGAAGCGCGTCACGCCTTCGAGACCTCACATATCTATTGGCATGGTCTAAGCCATTGTTGGGACGCAACATCTCCGCGTTCGCATCACGTTCGATTTCGTGACGATGCGCGTTCGCGTCACGAATCGCATCACAAATCATTTCGTGACGATGGTGCCCCGGTGCCGCTGCCAGCGGCCGATTTGCGCAAGCTGATGCAAGAGCCGGAGACCGACCTGACCACCGCGATGCCATGGGTCGATCGTTGGACCGACGTTGCCCCGGTCGTGCCAGCGCCCAGGCATATCGCGGTGTCCAAAATTGAACCGATGGTTGCCCCGCGCGACGTGATTGCCGCGATCCTGACCGTCCTGCTCTCGATCGCGCTGGTCGAGGTGGTGTTCGGCCGCAGGATCAATGAGCACCTGCGAAGGCGCCGCCGTCGCCATTTCGGCACCTGAAAATGTCCAAAATTGGACAAATGTTAACTCTCTCGGTATATGAAGGCATTGCAGTGCGTACCCGAATCCGGCGACAAAAGGGGGTTATCCGGCCCCTTGATCCGGCCGACCCGAGAAACCCGAGCCATCCGTGCCATGATGAACAGTGGCTCGAATTGGCTAGGGCGATCGGCCGGTCCATCGGGCGGAAGCAGTACGCAAAGGATCATGGGGGAGTTGTCGATGAATCCCAAAAAGAAAACAGCGGCGCTATACGCAAGATTCTCAAGTGATCTGCAAAAGGATTGCTCGATCGAGGATCAGTTCGCAGTGTGCGAAGCGCTGGCGAAACGCGAAGGCTTCGATGTTACGCAGAGGTTTTCTGACCGGGCAAAATCCGGCGCGACCATGTTCGGACGGTCTGGCATCGAGGCGCTGATAGTCGCGGCGAAGGCGCGCAAGTTTGATATCGTCATCTGCGAAAACTTCGAACGTCTCTCGCGCGATTCCGAAGACATTCAATATCTGTTTAAGCGGCTCAACCATGCCGAGATTGTCCTGCATTCTGTCAGCGACGGCAAGGCCGACAACATGAACGTGACGCTGCGCGGCCTGATGGGCGCGATGCAGCTCAAGACCATCGCGGCTCAAGTGAAGCGCGGCCATAATGGTCGGGTCCGTGCCGGGAAATTCCCAGGCGCGGTAACCTACGGCTATGATCGCATCCCCGGACAGCCAGGTGAGCGTGTAATCAATCTGGAGCAGGCAAAAATCATCCGTCGAATTTTTACCGAATATGCGGCAGGCAAGTCGCCGCGTGACATTGCCATAGGGCTCACGCGCGACAATATTCCGTCGCCCAAGGGAAGCGCCAACTGGAATCATCAGACGTTCGTTGGGGGCGGCGAAAAAAATGGCTTGATCGGGAATCGCCTCTACATCGGCGAGATCGTATGGAATAAGAATCATACCGTCACTGACCCGGATACTGGCCGCGACAGCATTCGCAAAACTGATCTGAGCGAGCGCATCGTGACCCCGGTCCCGCACCTGCGCATCATCGATCAAGAATTATGGAATGCGGCGCAGGCCGTTCGCCTTGGTCGATCTGCGGTGAAGTTCGGGCCGGGCGGCATGAAGGTGAGAGATGTTGTTCCTCGCAACCAGCATTTGCTTTCCGGCTTGCTCCGCTGCGGTGTCTGCAATGGTCATATGATCATCACCAATAAGGCGCGCGGAACGCAGTTCGTGGCCTGTGCCGCCGCGACGTCGAAGTCGGCATGCTCCCACCGGAAAAGCTATGACATCGCCAAACTGAAGAAGTTGGTTCTCGATAACTTCCGGGAAAACCTGATCGATCCGAAGCGTCATGCCGAGGCCATGCGCGCGGCTCATGCCGAATATGCGGCAGAGGAAAAGCGAAACAGCGCGGAGAAGGTATCTGCTGAAAAACAGATTGCTCGCCTGACGGTTCAAATTCGTCGCCTAGTTGATGCGATCGAAAACAGCGACAGCCCGGTCAAGGAGCTGCTTGCTTCCCTGGAAGCCAAAGAGGCTGAAAGGGTAGGGCTTGTCGAGCGCGTCCGATTGCTCGCCGCCAGCAACGTCGTTTCCCTGCATCCACATGTTGTCGATGCCTACCGAGAAAACATTGAGCAACTTCACGAGGCACTGAGCGGCGAGGATATCGATATCGACACCAAGCTGGCCTTCCACAATGTAATGGACAGCATCGTTGTCCAGCCGACCGGATACCGCGAAGACTACGTGGTCGATGCTTACGGTAGACTGTCCGCCATCATGGGCATCAACCTGTTCCCGATAATGCGCTCGAACAACGAAATCGTTGCGGCAGAGGGTCTTTCTTGCCCCAATAGCGGCAACCGGGATTTCTCCGGTTTGCCGCTATCGCAGCAACGAAACGGGCTGATATTATTGGGGCGCTGGCGTGCCGCAGCCTAGTACCTATCTAAATTTAGACTTGCATCCTCACCGAGCGCCAACCTCTCGTGTGTATACAAGTTGTCCCGCATGCAGCAAAATTCAGCATTCACCAACCAAAAAGGCAAAGAGGAACAAAGTGGCATCCCGGCGACATATCGGAAAAATTCTCAAGGCAGCTCGCGTCAAGAAAAACTTGAGGGCCGAGGACGTTGGTAAGCGATGCAACGTTTCGCGAAGTCGCGTCTACCAATGGGAGAAGGGACGTCACGTCTTCGAGAAGAACATCCCGGCCCTTGCGAAAGTCCTCGGAATTCCCGTCGAAACACTTGAACGCGAGAACATAAAAAAAGCCGACTGAGTCCTATTTTGGACAAGCATTATCCGGCGGCTGGGGATACGATCCCCGACCATGGCCGATGACGATAAAAATCAAATGACCGAACACCTGACACGGAGAAATCCGGAGATGGAAAAGTACGTTGAGATTCAGCCTGTCGTCATGAAGGGGTACCCCGATGCGCACAATGTCTTTCTCCGGGTTACGAACCAAAGGTTTCAGGTGATGCAATATGGCTGCGAAACCAGGGAAGATGCTGAATGGATGCGCGACATGCTTTGCATCGCCCTGGCTAAAATCGTTGCCGATTCAAGAGTCTAATTTTGTACACCACGAAACCAAATTTAGTTTCACGCCCAATTGACAGCAGTATTTTGCGGATGGATGTTTCACAGCGTTGCTATCACCCAAAAGACGGAGGAGCCCGCTATGAATAAGCAGTTGTCGGCCGATGAAGTTGCCAATCTTTCAGTTCCGATCCCGATCGTCGAGCCGATGACCCGGCAAGCAAAGCTGCAGCGCTTGGCTGACATTGCCAGGAAAAACTTTCCGACCAGAATATATCACCAGCTCGAACATTATCCCGACGAAGCGTATGACGAGATGGGCACCACAGGCTCGGTGTTCCATCTTGCGAAGAATGATCCTGTCCTGCGCGCCGCCGGTTATGTCGGGGAAACTCTCGGAGATGCAAAGCGGTTCTTCGAATTGACCCGCCATGACCTGCACGAGTTTTCATGCGATTGCGGCGGTGAGGTCACCAACCAAGACATGGCGGATCGAATCGAGAAGATCGCTGGTCGCGTTCCGCAGATCGTGATCGACTCGAAATCTTGGACTGGCTGAATTCGCCGAAACGAGAGACTGTGCAGGAGGCTATGCCCAGCCCTGTAGCTCTGACCTGCAAGTCTCTCGGGGAAGGGGTCGTCGACGAGCGGCAACGTCGGCGGCCCCTTTCTAGTTTTCTTCCTGCCTCTCGTGCAGCACGGCATTGAGCAGCGCGGTATTCACCTCGATCTCGCCATTGTACTTAATCATGCCGAGCTTCCGAAACTTGTTCATGAAGTGATTGACGTATTGTCGTGTGGTGCCGATCATTTCGGCCAGCATCTCTTGGGAGATATGGCTCGGTATCACCCGCTTGTTGTCCGCGCCGGAATTCGCCAGCAGCAGCAACAGCCGCGCTAGCCGCTTCTCGCGCGAATTGAAAAGCTGGTCCATTAGGTCGGCTTCGATGCGGCGATTGCGATGGGACATGTAGTCAATAAACAATTGCAAGAAAGTCGGTTCGCGCATCAGGAATTCCATCATCGTGTCTCTCGTGATTGTCGTGATCACGCTGGGCATCAGGGCCACCGTCGTCGTCAGCCTGGTGTGTGTGCCGCCTTCCAAGGTGGTCTCGCCGAAAAATTGGCCCGGGTCCAAAATGCCGACCACGACTTCCTTGCCGGCCATGGCCTCTTTGCCCTGATCGGAAGTAACAGTGACCTTGACTCGGCCGGTTTGCAGATAGTGCACCATGATCGCAGGCTCGCCCTGCTTGTAGATGATCTCGCCGGTCTTGAATTTTGTGATGGTTTTGCCTTCCCCGGGCCTCGACAGAAATGCCCTCGGATCGAACCGCGTATCGCGCACTGGTCGTACTCGCTTTTCATGGATGTTGGAAAATCCATTGCTTTCGCTCCTGCCATGGCGTTCACCCTTCCTCCCGTTTGGGGTGAAAAAATCTTGCGCGTATCGGCTCAGGTTATTATAGCAGAGCTTGCAAATGTCGCAGAAACGCTCTAGCAGTTTGGACACATTAAAGTCCAGATGTCCAAAATTAGACACGAGATGTAACCTTACCCGCAGAGTTTTACCGAGGGGGCGATGATCAAAGAGGGCGACGACATACTGATCACCTGTGATGGCCAGACCATCACAGGCAAGTTAACCATGCTTTCCAAGGATAAGGTCTCGGCGCTTCTGTCATTCGGCCGGGAGGTTTTCGCGGGCCATATCGCTGCCATACCAGTGCAACGGTACGACCTGGCGCGCGGCATTTATCGCTCGATCATCGACGGCACCGCCGTCACCTTCCAGAAAAAACCCGACGATGTCCCGCAACCACCCGCAAGGCCGCGCAAGCGCTCGGTCTGATCGCAACGCCATTGGAGGAGTTATGGCAAAGCCACCTGAAACGCGAGATCGATTTAAGATTTTTGTAGAAACCAGCAAAGAGCAGATGGGCGATGTAATCGTCGTACTGACTAAAATGGGTTTCGAAAATATCGGTCACGAGCTGATCACCGACGTCAAGGCCTGGGGCCGCAAGACGCATGACACCACGGCGGCAGATGCCATCGCCGAATATATCAAGGAGAACCCGACATTCCGTGCCCGCGACCTTATTGCTCATCTCAAACTGGATGGGCGCAACAATAACGCGGTCTATAGCGGCATCAGGACCATGCTCGACAAAAAGTTGCTGATTAAACTTGGCGAAGGCAACTACCAGCGCGCCGATGTCAAGGCATTGGCGGCACCGAAAGCGGCGCCAGACAAGCGGCCAGCGAAGAAGTCGCGAGCAGGGATCAAGCCTTACGAGATCACCAACTATGACTTGATCTGGCGGCATTTCAAGAACCGGCAGTCGTTCAAGGCCAAAGACGTTGCCGTTCTTTTCCGTGCCAACAACCGGCCGGATAAATCGGCGACTTCTACGCTTTCGACAATGACCACAAAAAAAATATTCAGGCGCGTCGGCGAGGGCCGATACGAAGTGGTCAAAGAGAAGGCTACCGCCGCGAAGAAAAAGGTCGCGACCAAACGCAGCAAACATCAACCGTCGATCGAGTCACCTGTGGTGAATGCATCGGCATCAACATCGGGGACCATCGTCTATGGCTAAGAAATCAAAAACAAACGGACACGGCGGCGTGGGGCACAATCGCGGCGTGCTCCGGCTCTATCGGTCCTACAATCATGTCACCAAAAATCCGTCGATCGACAAGTTGCGGACCGCGATGCAGGACGAAGGGCTCGACATCAAGAAACTCCATGTTCTTTCGAACGTCGGCCATACCACCATCGACAACTGGTTCAATGGCAAAACCAAGAACCCGAATTCAGTGACGCTCAACGCTGCAGCGGCGGCGATGGGTTTCGACTGGCAGCTCAAGCGCGAAAAGAAATTGGACTACGCGAAGGAAATTCCAGCGGCGGTTCGCTGGCACGAACGGATTGAGACGGACCGCAATCAACAGAAGAAGTGAGAGGAACAGGGCTGATGGCAAAGAAATCGAAGACAGCGCGCAATCCGCGCACTGCCGGCAAAGCAGAAGAAACGATGGGCCACCGCATTCGGCTGCGGCGGGTCGAGCAAAAAATGTCGCAGATGGAACTTGGCCTCAAGCTCGGCGTCAGCTTCCAGCAGGTCCAGAAATACGAAAAGGGCACCAACCGCGTCGGTGCATCGCGGTTACAGCAAATTGCCACCGCGCTGGATGTCCCGGTGACGTTCTTTTACGATGGCACTAATGGCAAGCAACTGG